CCGCCGGCGCTTTCTTGTTATGCATTGATGTGGCACACGGCCATCATTCAAATGTTGAAAGAGCTATAAAAACTTTGAAAGATAAGTTTGGAGAGAAAGTCAGCATAATGGCTGGCAACGTCGCAACCGCAGACGCTTTTGCGGATTTACAAGAATGGGGATCAGATGTTATCAGGGTTGGAGTTGGCGGCGGCAGTATTTGTAGCACTCGTATTCAAACCGCTCACGGTGTGCCTACTTTTCAGTCTGTACTGGATTGCAGTAGAGTGGTCGACACCGCTAAAATAGTCGCTGACGGCGGCATCAAGAGTGCTGGGGATATCGTAAAGTGTCTCGCCGCGGGATCAGATTTTGTTATGCTTGGCTCACTTCTGGCAGGGACTAAAGAATCACCAGGAGAAATATTTCAAGGCAACGATGGCCGCAAATATAAAGCATATAGAGGAATGGCGTCTAGAGAAGCTCAGATTGCCTGGAGAGGCAGAGCTAGTTCGCTAGAGGGAGTCTCGACTACTATACCCTATAAAGGTAGCGTTTCAGAGATTTTACCAGACCTTCATCAGAATGTCCGATCCGGACTTTCTTACAGCGGCGCCAGGTCTATTCGCGAGTTCCGAGATAAAGTCAAGATGATTAAGCAAACGCCATCAGGAATCGCTGAGAGTAGGACTCACATTTTATCAAAATGAGAGACCCGAACAAAAGCACGAAATTTGTGTTCTATTGCTATGAGAAGGAATCTGCTGATCTGAAGATAAGGCTTCGATACGACGGGTTGACTCAGAGTGAGTTTTTTAGAACATTACTTATAAAATACATTAGCAAAGACACCACTATGTTACAGATAGTGGAAGAGATAAAACAGGAAAAGACATCAATGGGTAAAAAGAGATTGAGTAAAGCAAAGAAAGATTATGAATCAGGGCAGACAGTTCTTGAGGAGTTGGGAATCACAGATTCTGACAAGCAAAATATATTTGACATGATCGAAATGGATATGGAGGATTATGAGCGATGACCATCTGCCTCAATGTTCTAGGAACTGCATGAGGGACAACAAGAGCTGCGACAAAGCTGAATGTGGGATGTTTATAGATTATGAACAAGACAACAATTGTTCGCTTGTTGCTATATACCATAACGGCCCAATGACACTGGATGAAGTCTCTAAGAGGTTGAAGATTTCTTTAGTACGTGTCTCACAAATCGAAAAGGAAGCAATGAAGAAGCTTTCAAAGAGAATAAAATTATGACTTTTCTAGTCAAAACTTACTAATTATAGTTGTATTATTATATAATCACTACTTTCATAACAAGGAGAACATAAAATGAGTGGTAACAAATTATTAGCAGAAAACACAATCAGACGCTTCATGAAACTTGCAAGCGTGGATACAATGACTGACAACTTTATCTCAGAGATGGGTATGAAGTACAAGAAAGACGAAGAGGAAGAGAAACTCGAAGAAGAGACTGTAACCGAAGAGGAAGAGGTCAACGAAGAAGAAGAAGAAGTCAACGAGGACATCAACGCTCTCTTCGAGGAAGAGGACGAAGAAGATATGGAAATGGACCTCGATGCAGAAGAGCCAGAGATGGAAGAACCAGAGATGGATATGGACGAGCCAGCAATGGATGCAGAGCCAGAAATGGGTTCAGCAGATATGAGCCTTACAGAGGAGGAAGCGCAACTTCTTATCGACCTCGGTACCCGACTCGCAGAAGCTATGGGCGGAGAGGCCCCTGTAGCCGATCCAGAGATGGATGAGCCAGCAATGGACGAGCCAGAGATGGACATGGATGAGCCAGAAATGGACGCACCTGCTGACGAAGAAGACGAAGAGATGATGCAAGAAGCTCTCGTCAACGAAGTACTCAAAAGAGTCACTAAGAGAATCGTAGCAGCAAAACTTCAGAATAGAAAGTAAGATAAAAATAATACGTTATCACTTACTACAAGCCCCACACCTCTAAGGTCACTGGGGCTTTTTATTTATTGACTTCCAGTCTGAAAGGTGCTATGATAATACCATGAGTGAAATACAAATCTATTCAGTAATCATGTTCTTTGCCGGCGTCGGTCTGAGCAAAGCCGTGTTCTACCTAGACCAGAAGAAGAAGCAGAGAGATTTCTTTCTTGTAATCTCCGCGACAATACTGCAAATCCTTGATTCAGTGCACTCAGTGCACTTGGCAGCTATAGACACGGCTACGCACGAATTAAAAAAACTAGAAACCAAAGACGAAACTGATATAGAAAAGTATTTAGAACAGGAGAACAGTAAGGTTTCTATTTTTATGGAGTTGTATACTTTGGTTCTCATAAAAGCTGTTCCAGAAGCAGGAAGGAAGTATATAAACTATAGTAATTGGCCCGAAGCTAGTCTCCTCATAGAACAACTGCGAGGTATTATGCAAAATGGGAAGGATAAAAGCTAAATATTGGAAAACAGGTGACACTAAATATAGAATACAGTTCAAGACTACGCTAGAACATCAGGAGGCCATGAGATTATTGCCTGACTGGGATTGCGTATCGTTCGGATATATACCAGATACACAGGAAGACATTCTTGTGTTTGAGAGACAATTTTTTACAGAAAAAGACTGGACAAACTTTACAAAAACTGATACTATTATCAAACTAATAGAACTGAGAGAGGTATAAATGGTGAAGAGAATTTCGGGACTGCCCCAAAAGAAGCAGAAGCTAGATAAGAAATCTAAAGAGAAGAAGAAAAAGTCGAAAGAACAGGAATTGGATGAAAATCAGATTGTTATTATCAACAATATTCAGCCGCCAGCGTTCCCGACAGACAAAGAACTTAGAACCATAAACCTTTATGGAGACATAAACGAAAGAGTTGGAGCAGACGTTGTTGCTGCTCTGCTTTACCTAGAAAACACATCTCACATGGAGATGCCGGAACATCCAGACAACACAGAAGAAATGCCTGTAGTCGTCGCTCGTTCCATCGCAATGCTCGTATCAACACACGGCGGGTCTGCCTCTGACATGTTCTCAATCCTAGACGTGATGGACATGATCAAGTCTCGAACCTGCGACATCGAAACTATCGGTATCGGCAAGGTTATGTCGGCAGGCGTTCCCATCCTTGCAGCGGGCACACCAGGCAAGAGAGCCGTAGGTCGCAACTGTCGCATCATGCTTCACAATGTGATGGCCGGAACAGGCGGAACAATCTTCTCAATGGAGAACGAGCTTGAAGAAATCAAATGGGTTCAAGAAAGATATATCGAGACACTTGCGAACTACACAAAGCTGACCCCATCAAAAATCAAGAAGCTCCTCAAAACGCAGAAGGATGTTTACATCTCTGCGGAGGAAGCAATAAAAATGGGCATTGCTGACCAAATTATCTAATTATATGGAGGAGAACTACACATTATGAGCTGGCACAAGGAATTTTTATCAGAGAACAATAAGAAAAAATCACTCTCAACCATGGGCGATTTGTTTAATCTCATTGAAGAAGTCTACGAGGTAGAGAAGGGTACTCTTTTTTCACCTAAAAAGTCGGAGAACGAATTACTGAGAGAGCAGTTTGTTAATGAGAGAAAAGAAGTCTCCATGACTTTGCAGGCAATTCCCGAAATTGCAGTCTCAGAACTTGGCTGGACGAACCTGACAGGCGAAGGGGACACAGCAGTCTCTGGACCAGAGAGAGCAAAGCTTGAACAATTCCTTTCTAAGATTCAGGGTGACAGTTTTCAGACAAAAGTTGCGTCTCTTGCGAGTTTTTATGACAACCCGGACGCAGCCCTCCAAGAGATGTTTCCAGAGGGTAGTAATTCAATGCCAAAGCAAATCGCAGCAGCACTTGGGTACCTAACCTTCTTCAAAACACTTACAAAGGTTATCTCCAACTTCAACGCAGCATCAGCTGGGTTCAACTTCGAGGCTTTCCTGGCGGTTCTTGTATCTGGTTATCAAGTAAAGGCAAATACGGGTACTATCGCTGACTTTGTTTCACGAGCAGATGGTACGAACACTCCTATCTCTCTAAAGCTTTACCAAGAAGGTAAACTTCACGTCGGTGGTTCCTTTACTGACTTGGCCAACGACCTTAGAGAGCAGAAAGAGGCGTTTGACTATCCGTTCATGCGTTATCTTGCTGTCACAAAAGAATTTGATGGCGGACAAAAAGAAGGACTGGACATCAACGGAACCTTGCGTTGGTACCAATTCGACTTCACACTTGAAAACGTGTTTGACCTTCTAGCGCGCTCATCAGCAAAATCTCAGAAGTGTATTCAATTACCAAGAACTTTCATTTCGGGAGAGAACTTAGACTATGCTTCAACACTACCAGGCTCAGCTATTCCCTCACCGGAACAACTTGAGAATGTATTTGTAAATGCATTCAAAAAAGAGATAGCAGCTTACAATGAAGTTTTAGTCTCCGATGGTGACGAACAGCGTCAAGTAGATGAAGACCTGTTCAATATGATTACGGCAGCAATCAATTGGTCCACGGAAGATACTTACTTTACTCTTTATAGCCCAGATAAGGAATACCTCGCCAAGCTTAAGAGTAAGGGACTGGAAGAGCCAGAAGGCTTTGTAGCCCAACCGGCCTTCGTTTCGAGAGGCGATTCGACAATGGCAGGCACCGGCGATAAATTCAAAGCGCTACAGGGTGTTATTCAGAGTACTTTAGGTCAGGCCCAGAACGCTGGCCACCCTGCTGTTGAGGGTCTTGACGAACGCGGCTTTAAGACTATGGCTAAGAACATAGCGGTCCGAGCTAAGTTGGCCAATAACGGCGGGAAGGGCACAGCCTCTGCAGAAGATAGCGTTCTCTCAGTCTATTCTAAATCAAAGCTAAAAGACAAGAGACTAGGTATCCTGCGAAAGGCCAACGGACCATCAGATGTATTTGTTTCTATCGAAGAATCTGTAAAATGGTACAACGACGAAGCTCGAACTGACGACGAACGTCGCGCAGCACTTACTCAGTGTTACGGATACCTAACAACAGAACAGTTCAACCTAAACCAAGCGGTAGTGGCAAAGGTACATACTTTGACGGACAAAAGAACTCTTCCAGAGGGACAGTCAGAACCTCTATTTGCAGAGCTTTCGGTCGGAATGCAAAACACACAAAACATGCTGAACAAGATGACAGGCCTCATTAATGATGCTATCTTTGGCATCTTTTTGAGTGTAAAAAACGTCCAGGATAATACCTACGCTTATATGGCGGGAGGCATGCAAGAAGAAGAGAAAGCTGACGCAGCAATCGACGCTTCTAACGACATTATCCAGAGAACGAAAGACCTTAAGCGGTCTGGTACCGAATAAAAATAAATAAACCCCTTGACATTTCAACCGAAATGCATTATAGTATATACATACTAACATGAAAGCGAGTCACAATGACAACACAACTCAGCCATGGACCTGAACTCCGCAACAAGGTTCTCGACGGCGTAAACACTCTTGCGGATTATGTAGCAACAACACTCGGGCCCAAAGGACAAAATGTTCTTATCCACCAAAAGGATAGACGACCCTTCGTCACAAAGGACGGAGTGACCGTAGCACAGCACGTCAACTTTGAAGACCCGCACATGAATGCGGGAGCAGAAGTAGTAAAGCAAGTATCAGCGATGACCAATGCCGAGGCTGGAGATGGAACTACAACATCCACCGTCCTTGCACGAGAGATCCTGAACCAAGCAAACAAACACATTGCTTCAGGAACATCTCCCATTGAAATCAAGCGAGGACTAGAGCAGTGCCTTGAGCAGGCAGTTGGCATCATTGAGGAGATCGCAAAGCCTATCTCTTCAGCGGAAGATGTAAAACACATCGCCACAATCTCAGCCAACAACGACGAAACTATCGGAACACTTGTCGCGACAGCAGTAGATAAGGTAGGAAAGAACGGCTCCATCACAATCGAAGAGGCACGATCTCACGAGACGAGTTTGGACCTTGTAGAGGGTTTTCGTTTTGATAGTGGGTATGCCGCAACAGCCTTCGTAACGGACGAGAGACGGGGAACCTGCCGCTATGAGACCCCAATGTTCCTCATTACTGACTCAAAGATCGATCAAGTCAATGATATTTTACCCTCACTAGAGATTGCAGCCCGTGAGGGCCGGCCCTTTGTGATTGTAGCAGAAGAAATAGAAGGTCAGGCTTTGGCCGCACTAATTATGAATACTATGCGTGGCTCGATGAAGGTCGTTGCGGTGAAAGCTCCTCGTTATGGGGAAGAGCGCCGGGCCATCATGAGCGACCTTGCAGTTACGACTGGAGCAAAGTTTTTTCAGCAATCTCTCGGGCACAAGTTGACCGAGGTATCGCTAGCTGACTTTGGCAAAGCTAATAGTGTGGAGATCACTAAGAACATGACTACGGTCGTGGACGGTGAAGGCGACTATGAAAAGGTTGATGAAACCATTGAGAAAATTAAGACGGAGATACAACGAACAGATGACATCCATGAGGCAGGACGGCTCCAAGACCGTGTTACTCGTCTCTCTTCTGGTGTTGCTATCATCCGTGTTGGTGCTTCATCTGAAGTAGAAATGATTGAAAAGAAGCATCGTATCGAAGATGCTTTGGAAGCGGTCAGATCAGCACAACAAGAAGGCGTTGTCCCCGGTGGGGGCATGACGCTTCTACGTGTATCCAACTCTATCGCCCCCAACTTTGTCACCGAGGAGCAAGGCACAGCTCTGTCCATTTTCCGGAAGGCCCTTCAGGCACCATTCAACACAATGGCTTCCAACGCAGGCATGTCACCAGACGTTGCCAGACTTACTGTTGATGGTTGTGAAGACTTCGAGGGTATCAACTTCTCGTCGGGAACAAAAACAAACCTACTACAAGATGGTGTCATCGATCCCGCTAAAGTCACTCGATGCGCTCTAAAGAATGCAGTGTCAGTTGCGGGTACACTTTTATTGACAAACCATAGCATTGTCCAGCAATAGCTAACTATTTACTAGTGCGGAGGGCCGTACTATGGTTGGACAACAAGAACACCTAGCAGAACTACAGAGGAAACTAGATAGAGTCTGTACTGGAATAGACGTCGTACAAGACAAGCAAGAGCTTATGTCTGAAGACATCTCAAAAATAAAAGAAGCTGTATATAACCCAGATCAGGGTCTGTATGCTAGGTTGCGAGAGCTAGAGTCCTGGAAGCAAACCTCTTCCAGAATGATCTGGACCTTGTTCACAACTGTAGTCGGTCTCATAAGCGCCTTCATACTCAAAAATTTAGGAACATAATGAAAACTTATTCAATAAAACTGAAGAGCACTACGTCTCAAGAACATTGCATTAGAAGAGCAGAGTTTCTCACGTTTCCCGAAGCAGCTTCTTGGGCATTCATGGAAAAAATAAAGATGGGTAAGGCTTGGTCTATAGTGTCCGTCACGGAGGACTATCGATGCTAGTAGAAATCAAGAGACTGCTCATTGAGAATGACGGGTACAACAGAAATGTTTCATTACAAAGAATGTATATCAACTCCAGCAGTATTGTTTCGATTTCTGATTACCACGGAGCCCAGAAATTTTTGTTGAGAGAAAATTCCAGATTATCTGGAGAGCAGTTCTCTCTCGTAAAAGTTAATGAAGGTGGAAAGACAGAAGACATCATCGCTTATGGTTCAGCCGAGCAAATCTACACCGCGATAGGAACCAGCACAACAGGGAGGCAACTACTCAATGACTGATAGATTTATTATTATTGGCCGAACATCTTGTCCTTTTTGCATGAGGGCGATAGATTACTGTACAGCGAAAGAGGTAGAATACTTCTTTGCTGATTACACGCTGGTACCACAAATTCTAGAGGAATACAAAGAGTTTCACGACCAATCAACAGTTCCGATTATCCTTGCAAATAACCTGGAAACAGGCTATACTAAAAAGGTAGGTGGATATTCAGATCTGTTGGAGTATTTGTAGTGAATGAGAAGACGACCCCAGTCAAAGTAAATGTATTAAGAGTTATAGACAGCGCAATGCAACCAGCCAAGTACAGGTTGGAATCTCTAATGAAAGACTACCACTCAGGCATGATAAAGCTTTCTCAAGCAGAGTACACAGCACTGTTAGAGTTTAGGGGAGCTGCTGCAACATTGCAACTTCTATTCGATGATTATTTCGACCAAGTGGAAGAGCACAATGTAGACACTCTATATCTTCCCGGCCCAGAGTTCAGACTAGTACTCGACCTTTCTAAAACAGTAGAGACAGCTTTTCGCTCAAGCATCGCCCTCTCCGGGCTTTGGACACACTAATGAACTTATATATTGGTATATTCTTAGTATTCGTGGGTCAGATAATAGGCTGGTTCCAGTTGAACTCTCAATACATGTCAGAATGGTGGGCAGGCAAGCCCTGGATTACAGCATTTTTATTAGGTGCACCATGCTCTGTAGCGTTCTGGTATTCTTGGAAGTTCATTGTAGATGAGACAGGTTCTGCTTGGACTGCTAGGTTCATTGGCTCGTCCGCTGGACTAATTATTTTCCCTATCTTGACGTGGTTCTTGTTGGGTGAGTCAATGTTTACTCCCAAAACTATGGTTTGTTTTAGTCTCGCTATTCTTATAATCCTAATCCAATTGTTTTGGTAAATACTATTTATAGTAAAAAGGTCTCAACATCACTATGAACTTCAACAACACATGGCGTAATTACGTCGCAAAACCACTAAAGCGAAAGCCAAGCCCACTCGTAGAACAGTATCTCGCAAATCTACAACTCATTCTTGAGGGTAGGCTCTCCGACGCAATGAAAGCTGCACCAACTGCTGCCGAAGCAGGCGAAGTAAAGGCAATGCTAGACGCACTAAGAGCAGAGTTTGGAGACAAGGACTCTGGAAAGTATCTTTTGTTCGCAGCCAAGGCCTTGGAGATGGGCCACAAGTCAGCAGGAACTAACCCGAAAGAACACTTCGGAGAAGTTTTAGAGTTGATACTGAGATTTCACCTAAACCAGAACAGAAAAGTCAATAAGGTATACCAGGAAAAACTAGCAGGCAAAGACATAAACGGCTATGATTTCAACTCATTGAAGAAGGCACTCTACTCAGCCAGCGGAAAGAAGCACGCAGATGAAAACTCTGAGTTCGTTTATAAGGCCAACGGCATCTCTGCGATACGCCCTTTGACAACCAAAGCGTCTTGCTATCTAGGCGGCGAACAATGGTGTATCACGAGAACAGAGAAGAAGAACTACTTCAAGAGTTATACAGAAAACGACGGAAAAGCTTTTGTCTTGGTCAAGTTTGATG